CGCAAGGAGTCGCCAACAGGCGATGCAGAAAAACCAACCACCGAAAGGTCCGGCTAAATAATGATCCAAGACTTCGCACGCGTATTGCGCGAACAAATACGCAAAGACATGAACAACTACGCTGACGACGCCGCCAGCGGAGCATGTCGCTCATTTGAGGAATATCAAAAACTCTGCGGAACCATTCAGGGTCTGGCTATCGCAGAGCGCTATGTAATTGACCTTGCACAGAAAGTTGAACAATCAGATGAGTGAACTTAGTCTTGAGCCGGGCACATTTGCCCTACCCGAAGCCATCCAACCGACTGAGGCCCCAGCCCCAGAAGCGACAGATGAAGAAAAGGCCCGACAGCTTCCCGACCCCACAGGTTGGAAACTGCTGTGCGCGGTGCCCGACGTTGTTGAGACATTTGAGAACTCCTCAATTGTCAAAGCCGGTCAGTTCATGAAACAAGAAGAGCACGCCACAACCGTGCTGTTTGTCATGAAGATCGGACCTGACGCGTACAAAGACACCACCAAGTTCCCAAGCGGTCCGTGGTGCAAGGAAGGTGACTTTGTACTCGTGCGTACGTATTCCGGTACGCGATTCAAAATCTACGGAAAAGAGTTTCGAGTCATCAATGACGACATGATCGAAGCAGTTGTGCAAGACCCTCGCGGACTTACCCGCGCTTGAAGGAGCAGTAAATGGCAGGTGAATTTAAGTTTCCTGACGAACAGGACGAGACTGTTGTAGTTTCGCAACAAGAAGACGGCGATGTCGAAATCGAGATCGTCGATGACACGCCCGAGCGCGACAAGGGACGAAAACCCTTGGACCGGGAGGTGGCCGACCCCACAGATGCGGAGATTGAGACCTACACCAAGGGTGCTCAGGAGCGCATCAAGGAGCTGACCCACGCCCGTCACGACGAGCGCCGAGCCAAAGAAGCCCTTCAGCGGGAAAAGCAGGAGCTTGAGCGCATTGCACAACACATGCACTCGGAGAACCAGAAGCTCAAACAGTATGTGGACAACGGCTCCCAGCAGTATGGGGAGATGGCCAAACAAGCTGCCGAAGCCGAGTTGGACAAAGCCCGCCGCGATTACAAAGTGGCGCAGGAAGCGTTTGACACGGATGGCATCATTGCGGCGCAGGAAGCACTGACCGAAGCCAAGATGAAGATGGCGTCAGTAAAAAACTTTCGGCCAACCGCTTTACAACAGGAAGAAACTGCTGTACAAACTAGGCAACCCGCACCCCAAACGGTGCAACCCGACGAAAAAACCCTGCGCTGGCAGGCCAAAAACCAGTGGTTCGGGGCCGAGGGGTTCGAAGAAGTTACCAGCTTTGCACTAGGGCTGCACCAGAAGCTAGTCAACAACGGGGTCGATCCCCGCAGCAGTGAATATTTCGAGCGGATTGATGCTCGCGTGAAGTCTACGTTTCCTGAAGTCTTTGGCGATGTCGAAGATCGGAAGGCGGCTGACTCCCCAAAACGGCCAACCTCGGTTGTTGCTCCCGCAGCTCGTTCTTCGGGCGCAAAGAAAATTCAACTTACGCCTACGCAAATTGCGCTGGCAAAAAAGTACGGATTAACCCCGCAGCAGTATGCTGCTGAAGTTGCAAAATTGGAGAGAAATAATGGCTGAAAATCGTACCCCTCGTGATCTCGTGTCACGCGACAAAACCGCTCGTCCTGTATATGTGCCACCTTCGGCGCTGCCTGATCCGACTCCAGAGCCGGGTTATGTGTACCGCTGGATCATGACGCATCTGCTCGGTGAAGCAAACCCAACTAACGTGTCTCGCAAGATGCGCGAAGGCTGGGTGCCGGTCAAAGCGGTAGACCATCCAGAACTGATGCTGGTAGGTAGTGACAAAACTGGAAACGTCGAAATTGGTGGCCTCATGCTTTGCAAGATGTCCGCCGAAATGGCGCGGTCCCGTGATGAATACTTCAACCAGCAGGCTCAGAACCAGATGGACTCCGTGGACAACCACTTTATGCGAAATAATGACCCTCGAATGCCACTGTTTGCTGAACGCAAGTCAACATCCAGTCGCGGACAGGGATTTGGTTCAGGTTCTAAATAAAGGAGTGCCTCATGGCATCAACTGCTACCCCCTACGGCTTTCGAGCCGTAAACGAACTGGGCGGTCTACCTTATGCTGGTAGCACGCGTCAGTTTCTCATCAACCCAGCGGGTTACAACACCAACATCTTTAACGGATCGCTGGTTTTCGTAAACGCGTCTGGTTTTCTGCAAATTGCTACCTCGACTGGTGCAGACGCTACGACCAATGGTTTCCCCACTGGTACAGCTAACACGGGTTGCATCGGCGTTTTCGTCGGCTGCTCCTACGTGAACTCGCAAGGTCAGGTAATCTACGCTCAGTACTACCCCGCCAACTACGTTGCTCCGACTGGCACTGCCATCACTGCTTACGTTATTGACGACGACCGTGCTGTGTTCCAAGTTCAGTCTGCTGGCTCTGTCACGCAAGCTGCTCTGGGTGCAAACGTGTTCCTGAACGCTGTGCAAAGCACTTCGACTGGTTCGACTACCACTGGTAACTCGAATACTGCCGTTGTAGCTGGCTCTTCTGCTGTCGAAACCACTGCCGCTTTCCGCGTCGTTGGCTTCGTGGACATGCAGGGCTTCTCGACCGTGGGTGACGCATTTACTGACATTCTGGTGAAGTTCAACCCCGGATACCATTCTTACAGCAACGCTGTTGGTCTGTAAAGGAGCTAAATCATGGCTATTTCACGCGCACAACTACTTAAAGAACTGCTCCCCGGCCTGAACGCACTGTTTGGTCTGGAGTACGCTCGCTACGGCGAAGAGCACAAGGAAATCTACGAGACTGAGAAATCAGAGCGCTCGTTTGAAGAAGAAACCAAGCTGTCCGGCTTCGGTGCTGCACCAGTGAAGAACGAGGGCCAAGCCATTGCTTATGACAATGCGCAAGAAGCCTTCACTGCACGTTACAGCCACGAGACCATCGCTCTGGGCTTCTCGATTACCGAAGAGGCAGTCGAAGATAACCTGTACGACTCTTTGTCGGCTCGTTACACCAAGGGTCTGGCTCGCGCTATGGCCTACACCAAGCAGGTCAAAGCTGCTGGCGTCATCAACAATGGCTTCAGCGGTTCGTACCTCGGCGGTGATGGTGTGTCGCTGTTTGGCGTCAACTCTTCCAGCGCACGCGTGGGCCACCCACTCGTCAACGGCGGCGTTAACTTCAACAGCCCGACCACTGGTGTTGATCTGAACGAGACCTCGTTGGAAAATGCTGTGATCCAGATCGCTGCATGGACTGATGAGCGCGGCCTGCTGATCGCCGCCAAGCCACGCAAGATGATTGTTCCGCCTGCTCTGCAATTCGTTGCGACTCGTCTGTTGGAAACCAACCTCCGCGTTGGCACTGCTGACAACGACATCAACGCGTTGAAGAACAACGGTTCGATCCCTGAAGGCTATGCCATCAACCACTTCTTGACCGACAGCAATGCTTGGTTCTTGATGACTGATGTGCCAAACGGCCTGAAGCACTTCGAGCGTATTGCGCTGACCAACTCGATGGACGGGGACTTCGATACCGGAAACGTCCGTTACAAGTCCCGTGAGCGTTACAGCTTCGGCTGGTCGGATCCGTTGGGCGCGTGGGGCTCGTCCGGTTCGTCTTAATTGACGGCTGAGTAAGTTAGGGTTGGGGGTTCCCGGCCGCTTACTTGAAAAGGCACCTTCGGGTGCCTTTTTTATTGTTGACACCCCGTGAAAAAGGTGTATATTGCAGGTATTCCGGGTCTTCCGGTGTATCAGACAGTCCCGGCTGACGACATGCAGACTGATACGCCTAACTTGCATGTAAGGACCAAATCATGGCACGCACTACGTTTCAAGGCCCAGTTCGTTCATTGGGCGGCATTTATCAACAAGGCCCAGCCGCTGTTGTTGAGATCACATCCAGCACTACTCTGAACCCCGAAGCTCACGGTGGTCGCATCATTTCTGTTGGCGGCACTTTGGCTGCTGCACTGACATTGACGCTGCCTGCGATCAACATGACGGCCAATACCACCACGTCCGGCCCCGGTCAAGACCCCAATACAGTCAACAACGAAGGCGTTTTGTACACCATCTGGGTTCCTACAACTATTGCCACCAGCTCGTTGAAGATTGGTACAAACGGCACTGACAAGTTTGTTGGCTCAATCACCATGAACGACGTTGATACAGACGGCGCTGCATTGGTCGGTTTCTTTGCCGCCGCTGCTAACGACTTCATCAACTTGAATGGCACTACCACTGGCGGTGTTGCAGGTTCGTGGGTGCGGATTTTTGCAATCGCAGCCAATAAGTACATGGTTGAAGGCACGGTGTTGGGCACAAGCACTGTGGCTACACCATTCGCAAACTCCTAATCAACTCAAGGGGCTTCGGCCCCCACTTTTCAGGAGCTTGATTATGATGCAAACAGACGTAAAACAGGGACACCTTAATAATTCTGGTTTTGCTGTCTTGGGGCGGAACAGACTTAAGGCTGCTTCTACAGTTGGTACGGCTACGGCTGGAACACTGGACATTTTTGACACCATCACAGCCCCTGTAGCGGCGACATACGAGCGGGCAGGCACGCTTGTCACTGTTACCAAGAGCGCACACGGGTTGGTTACTGGAAATGTAGTTGGGCTTGCGTTTGCATCAGCAAGCGGGTCATCCGCCACAAACGGCAACTATGTAATCACACGCACAGGCGCAAACACTTTTACAGTTACCGACATCAACTCTGGGACTATTGCTGCCTCAACAGTGGCGGCGTACGCAACGCGGTGGATTGCTAGTTTTGATGTTGGTGCAACCGATGTATTTAGTAACTTTGCGTTGATTCCCGGTGAAGGGATACTTGTTCAAAACGGTATCTACCTGAGCATGAGCAACCTAACTTCTGCCAACGTGTACTATGGCTAAAAAGAAAGGCCCAGTTCTCTCGGTTGGTCGCGGCGAAAAGCTGCCGGTCTCCAAGGGGGCGGGCTTGACCGCCAAAGGCCGTGCTAAGTACAACGCTGCTACGGGCAGCAACCTCAAAGCCCCGCAGCCGCAGGGCGGCAAGCGCAAGGATTCGTTCTGCGCCCGTATGTCCGGGATGCCCGGCCCGATGAAAGACGAGAAGGGCAAGCCTACCCGCAAGGCGGCTGCTCTGAAAAGATGGAAGTGCTGACATGACCGAAGAAGCCATCAAGACAGCCCGTGAACTCGCTACGCATGCGTCCGACATCAAGCACTTGCAAGATGACATGGACAAGATGCTGGAGAACATGAAGGCCATGCAGGCAACACTGACAGCCATTGACAAAACGCTGTCTGAGGCTCGCGGGGGCTGGAAAGTTTTGATGTTGGTTGGCGGGGCAAGTAGCGTCTTAGGCGCGGGGCTGGTTCAGCTTATCAACTGGTACGCAGGCGGCAAGTAATGCCAAGCACGAGTAAAAAACAACACAAGTTCATGGCGGCGGTGGCCAATAACCCATCGTTTGCCAAGAAAGTAGGAGTCCCACAGTCCGTGGGACAGGACTTCAACAAGGCCGATAAGGGCCGCAAATTTTCAAAAGGTGGTGATACTATGGCTTCCAAAATGAACGCTGGCTTCATGGCAATGATGGCAAAGAAAAAGGGCGAGGGTCCTTCTGCAATGGGTAAGCCTGTTATGAAAAAAGGCATGGATACGGCCAAAGACGGCATGAAAAAGATGGCTTCTGGCGGCATGACTTCGCTGGCTAAACACGCAGCCAAACCCGCATCCAAAGCCCACGCTGGCCTCAAAGCCGGTGGCATGGCCAAGGGTGGCGGTATCGAGTCCAAGGGTAAAACCAAGGGCAAGATGGTCGTCATGAAGTCTGGCGGCAGAACCTGCTGAGACCCAACATGATGCCGAGCCGTGGCATGGGGGACATCAACCCCAGCAAAATGCCCAAGGGTAAGAAGATCACCCGCAAGGATGATCCGAACAAGGTTGACTTGTTTGCCAAAGGCGGTAAGGTCAATGCGGCGGGCAACTACACCAAGCCCGGTCTTCGCAAGAAGATCGTGAGCCAAGTCAAAGCCGCTGCAACGCACGGCACAGGCGCTGGAAAATGGAGCGCGAGAAAAGCGCAGCTTGTGGCCAAGAAGTACAAAGCCGCTGGTGGCGGGTATCGAGACTGACATGAAGGCACCGCAGAAATCCCTCAAAGACTGGGGCGACCAAAAATGGAGGACGAAAAGTGGTAAAAAATCTTCTGTCACTGGTGAGCGATATTTGCCAGAATCTGCTATCAAAAGTCTCAGCCCTGCTGAGTACGCTGCTACAACTCGTGCAAAGCGTGCTGGCAAAAAAGCCGGGAAGCAATTCGTAGCGCAACCCAAAACGATTGCAAAGAAAACAGCAGGGTTTAGATAATGGCAGTCTCAGGCACCACCAGCTTTAATCTCGACTTGACCGAACTGGTCGAGGAGGCGTTCGAGCGCGTCGGTAGCGAGATGCGTACTGGCTACGACTTGCGGACTGCCCGCCGGTCGCTGAACTTACTGTTTGCTGACTGGGCCAACCGTGGCGTGAACATGTGGACGTTTGAGCAGGGCTCCATCACGATGGTTCCGGGCACGGCCACATACAACCTACCAGCAGACACGGTAGACCTCTTGGAGCACGTCATCCGCACGGGCGCAGGCAACTCGGCCACACAGGCAGACCTGACCATCACGCGTATCAGCGTTTCTACCTACGCAACCATCCCCAACAAGCTGGCCCAAGCCCGTCCGATTCAGGTCTGGATTGAGCGTCTTCAGGAGGCCCCGCGCATCACCGTGTGGCCGGTGCCAGATGCCAGCCAAACCTACACGTTCGTGTACTGGCGCATGCGCCGCATTGATGACGCTGGTGGCGGTGTGAACACGATGGATGTGCCGTTCCGGTTTATCCCCTGCATGGTGGCGGGGCTGGCCTACTACTTGGCCATGAAGATTCCCGGGGGCGTGGAGCGTCTTGGCATTTTGAAAGAGCAATACGATACGGCGTGGCAACTGGCTTCGGACGAAGACCGCGAGAAGGCGTCTGTACGGTTTGTACCGCGCCAGATGTTTATTGGAAGTGGTACGTAAATGGGCAACCGTTTCTCCTCTGGCAAGAACTCGATAGCAGAATGCGATAGGTGTGGTTTTAGATTTAAGCTGACGTCCCTGCGCAAAGAGACTGTCAAGACGAAGATTCGCAACATCATGGTGTGCAGCATTTGCTACGACCCAGATCAGCCGCAGTTGCTGTTGGGGATGTTTCCGGTAGATGATCCGCAGGCCGTGCGTGATCCCCGCCCAGACCGCAGCTACGTGGCCTCTGGGACCTTGGCGAACGGGTACCAAGGGGAAGGTAGCCGGAATATTCAGTGGGGCTGGAATCCTGTGGGCGGCTCCAGAGTTTTTGATGACGCACTGACACCCAATTTATTGGCTTTAGGTGTGATAATTGGTACAGTGACAGTTCAAATTGGAGCTTAATATGGCATTTACAAAATCCGCAGACGGTATTGCAAGCAAGGGCAAGACCAAGGGTAGAAATCTGGGCGACAGCGGCCCCTCCGTAGCCATCGAAAAAGGTGGTAAGGGCGGTGCTGGTGGCAAGACCAACGAAGACATGCTCAAACTGGGCCGGGGTCTGGCCAAAGTCGCAAACCAAAAGCGAGGCTAATCATGGCTACCAAAGTAAATAATCTCTCCGCTGCGGCGTACGCCAAGCCCCACAC